AACTCAGGCAAGATTGTCACTATCTGCAGAAAAACATTTCCAAGTTTAAGAGCCACAGTTTTAAGGGACTTTTTACATATATTAAGAGAGCAACAATTATATAGAGAGGAGCTTCACAATAAAAGTAATTCAGAGTACCATTTGTTTGGCAACTTAGTTGAGTTCACATCTTTGGATCAATCACAAAAAATCAGAGGTCGTAAAAGAGATTTATTATTTATCAATGAAGCGAATGAGTTATATTGGGAGGACTGGCAGCAGCTTATATTTAGAACTCAAGAAAAAATTATAATTGACTTTAACCCATCTGATGAGTACCATTGGATTTATGACAAAGTAATTACAAGAGAAGATTGTCAGTTTTTTAAAACCACATATTTAGACAACCCTTTTCTAGAAGATAGTATAAAAGATGAGATTGAAAGGCTGAGAGAAACTGATGAACAATACTGGCAGATATATGGATTAGGAGAAAGGTCAAGTTCAAGAAGGACTATATTTAGATATGTTGAGGTTAATGAAATACCAGGTCATGCGAAATTGATTGCTTATGGAATGGACTTTGGCTACACTCACGATCCTTCCACTTTGGTTTCTGTTTATAATCATGAACATAATCTTTATATTCATGAGCATTTATATAGAACTCAAATGACCACGACAGATATTCATTTGTTTTTAAAATCAGAAAATTTGACCTCGCATCCTATATACGCTGATTCTGCTGAGCCACGCTTAATTTCTGAGCTAAGAAAAATGGGACATAATATTCATGCAAGTATAAAGGGCAGAGATTCTGTGAATGCAGGTATTGATCTGTTAAAAAGATATAAGATTCATATTACGAGCAAATCAAACAATGCAATTCAAGAGTTTAGAAACTATAAATGGAAAGAAGATAAATCAGGCAAACTTATAAATGTGGCTGAGGACTTGCATAACCATATCATTGACCCATGCAGATATGCGACCTATTCAATATTATCAAGACCTAACTTTGGAAAATATGCTATTCAATAAGTATTTATAAAACATTTTGTTTATAACTAAATAAGTGTTATATTAGAGTATATGAAACAAAGAACACAGGCTGATGACCTTAAAGATCAAATAAAATTATTAGAATTAGATTTAAACTCTGTAAATTCTAAAACATGTCCTATATATTGTTATGAATTAAAACAAGAGATTATGGAGTTAAGAAGTATATTGTTTAACATAAGATAAAACCATGTCAAAGAAAATTCAAAACTTAGAAGATTTAAAATATTATAGCAATATGCTATTATTAACAGGACAGATTAAAAAGTGGCGAGACCTAAAACCTGACAACCCTGAATTAAAAAAAGTGTCAAAAGCATTAGTTGAGGTTACTCTTTATGTGATTAGGTTGCAAGAAGATAAACTTAATTATCAAACTGCATTTTCTGATGAAAGGTATGCAAAGAACAAAGCCTTATTAGAATTACAAGAATTAACAGAAAAAAATCAAGCCTATGAAATCTGAAATGGAATTTAATTATGATGAATATTCTTTTGAGATAGAATATTTTTATGAAAAATCTACATTTTCAGGAGATTATTATCAGCCTCCTGATCCTGATAGATTAGAAATATTAGCAATTAAGTTGTTATCTTATACAACTGAAGATGGCGAGGAGATATATTGCAAGCATAATCCTGATGTTTCTCATATATTAACTAATAGAATTGTAGAGGCTGCAGAAGAAGCAGTCCAAGAACATCTTGATGTATACCATTCCTAAATTATAGCTTAGTCAATTATAATTTGTGGTTTGGATAGGAGGGTTTACAAATAATAACAAACAGTGACTCACTGTTATTTCCCTCCTTTTTTTTTTTACTAAAATTTACCTTAACTTTCGTTATATAAGTATATAATATGAAAGCAAGATTAAATATTCCTAATAAACTCTCAGAAATAACTCTGAGAAAATATCAAAAGTTTGTAAAACTTAATGTTGAAGATGTTGATGAGAGGTTTCTGCAGGTCAAAATGATTGAGATATTTTGTGAGGTAAGTCATGAAAATGTTTTAAAAATAAAGTTTGCAGATGCAGACAGAGTCACAGCAATTCTTGGAGAAATGTTTACTCAAAAACCTGACCTGGTCACAAGATTTGAATTAAATGGTATTGAATATGGATTTATTCCTGATTTAGATGAGATGAGTTTTGGAGAATATATTGATCTTGACACATATTTAGGAGATTGGGAAAACATACACACAGCAATGAATGTCTTATATAGACCTATAAAAAGTAAAAAAGGCAAAAGATATACAATAAAAGAATATGATGTAAACACAAAGGATCAATTATTAGATATGCCTTTAGATGCAGTAATTTCTTCAGTTTTTTTTTTCTATCATTTAGGGAAAGACTTGTCAGTAGTTATGAATCGTTATTTGGAGAAGGAGTACAGCAAGATACCCTCTCAGCAGCAGGAGGATTTAATTCTAAGTGGGGATGGTATCAAGCAGTTTTCACACTCTCTAAAGGGGATATTAGAAGATTTAAACATATCACTAAGTTAAGTGCTCATGAATGTTTGATGATGTTGGAATATATAAAAGAGAAGAACGATCTTGAAGCAAAACAAATAAAAAATAAAATAAAAAAATGAGCAATCAGGGAATAAGAGGTTTTTATCAATTAACAGAAACTATTAAAAATGCTTTATTAGATAATGTTGATGTCAACACAGTGACCACAGGAAATTTAAGCAATGTCAATTTGCAAAAGCAGGACATATTTCCTATAAGCCACATTATAATAAACAGCGTTACAGATACTGAGCAAACCTTAAACTTCAATATATCCATATTAGCAATGGATGTTGTCAGCAGAAGAAAAGAGGAGACAACAGATATTTTTATTGGCAACAATGAAGAGCAGGATATATTAAACACTCAGCTTGCTGTTTTAAACAAACTTATAATGACACTTAGAAAAGGAGATTTACACAGAGATAAATACCAATTAATAGGTGATCCAAACTGTGAGCCTTTTTATGATAGATTTGAAAACGAGTTAGCAGGATGGACTGCGACAATGGATATTGTGATTTATAATGACATAACAATTTGCTAATGGAATATAAAGAGGTCAAAGAAACATTAGAAAAATTTGGAGAAGCTGTAATTGATTCTGCAAAAGTTAATTTAAAAAAGAATGACATGGGAGGTGGAAACCTTTTTAATTCTTTAAAGTCAAAATTAACACCTGAACAAAATGCTTTTTTATTAGATTTTATAATGGAAGATTATGGTATGTTTCAGGATGCAGGAGTATGGGGTGCAAAGCCAAGTCTAGCGACAAGCTATAAATACAAAAGGCAGGGTGGCAAAAGAGTAAGGGCAGGCATCAAATATAAAGGCAGACAAAAAGGAAGATCAACAAACTCTATATTCACAGGTGCAAATGGAATAAAAAATAAATTTTCTTATAAATCAAAATATCCACCAATGCAACCTTTGATGCAATGGGCAAAAAGAAAAAATATAAGATTTAGAGATGAAAAAGGAAGATTTGCGAAAGGAAATTATAGAACAATAGGTTTTTGGTTGCAAAAAAGAATATTTGCTCAGGGACTAAAACCCACCTTATTTTTCTCCAAAGCATTTAGAAAAGAATTTAAAAAACTACCTAGTGAATTGTTAGAGTCATTTGCTAATGATGTAAGAGCACAAATATCACTAATAAACAAATAAGACATGGCAAATATAGTATTAAGAAGTCCTCAATATAAATCATTCACATCTCATGCAAACGCTAATAGTGCAAAAATGACAATCACTATTGATGGCACATTGAGATACACAATTGTAAAACAATGTTCAGGAAGTCAAGTGGTTGCTTTTGAGGTTGCAGAATTATGCAGAGATTATATTGACATTCAATACACAGCTACTCCATCAACTCCAACAATTTCAATTGTTATAGCTTTAAGTTCTCATGCATCAACTGATGGAAGTGGATCAGCTTTAAATTCAGCAGCATTTGCAGACACAGGTTATGATGGTTATGGAACATTCATGGAGGGTGCAAACCCAACAGTAGTTCCATCAATTCCAACTTGGCTTATTGATTTTGATCCTGATTTTACAGGCACAACAGATAAATACTATGTATATTATCCAACAGGCTATCAGGGATATGTGCCATTAATTAAATCAAATGGCTTAGCTGAATACTATAAATTTGGTGCTCAAAGCACAGTTGCTTCAGGAACTAATGCAGGAATACAATTAAATATTGTCAGAATAGATTGTACTAAATATGGTTATGGTCATAAAGTTAGATTTGTAAATAAATATGGAGTGATTCAAGAGTTGTGGTTTTTCTTAAAAGATACAGAAACAATAAATAAAAAATCTGAAACTTATCAAAGAAGTATTTTAACTGCAGCAGGAAGTTATGATGTTGACAATCACATGATTACGCCTTTTAATACTACAGCAAATCAAACTTTAAGTTTAAGCTCAGGATATTATCCTGAATGGACTAATGCTTGGTTTGAGCAATTATTATTGTCAGAACAAATATGGATTTCAGATGACTCACAAACAAACCCAAACAATGATGTGGTTAAACCTGTGACAATAAAAACTTCTTCATTCAGAAAAAAAACAAAATTAAATGACAAGTTAATTGAGTACACTATGGAATTTGAGTTGGCTGCAAATTATATAAATAATGTTAGATAATGCAAAAAGTCCAATTATACATTCAAGATACAAGAGTTGATTTATTTAAAGATGAATCAGTTTCTATAACTCAAA